GGCGGCCGGCGTTTTCGTATCCGCAGCGACTTCCGTGAAATTCTGGACATCTGCGCCGCGTTGAATGACCCAGAGCTGACAGATCAGGATCGCGCCGAAGTGGCGGTCAAGATCTTTTATCCGGACTGGGATCAGATCACGGACATGGCCGCCGCGGTGAAATTCATGCTGTGGTTTTTGGATGGTGGTGTGGATCGCGGCGACCAGCGGCAGCAGCCGAAGCAGATGGACTGGGAACAGGATTTTCCGATGATCATCGCGCCAATCAACCGCGTAGCCGGGCGGGACGTGCGCGCACTGTCGTATATGCACTGGTGGACGTTCATCGGATATTATATGGAGATCGGTGACTGCACGTTTTCCACGATCCTGGATATCCGGCGGAAGCTGCGCAAGCACAAGAAGCTGGAAAAGTGGGAACGCGAATACTACGACGAAAACCGGGAATTGATCGATTTCAAGTCGGCGCATCTGACCGACGACGAAGATGAATTCATCCGGCAGCTGATGACAGGGGGTGTGCGCGATGGCTGATGTTGTCGGCGATCTGGTATTTGATACAACGATAAACAGTGGCCAGTTTGACGCTGGCCTTGCGAAGCTGGAAAACAACGCGAAAAAGGCCGCGAACAATGTGGACAAGGCTGCACAGAAGGTAGCCACGCTGCGGCAGCATCTGGAAGAACTGCAGGCTGTTGCCGAAAACGAAAAGAAAACCAGAAGCACCGGGACGGTATCGCAGGAAACCGGTGAAGCGATCCAGAAAACGACGCAGCAGCTGAAAATGGCGCAGCTTAATCTGGAAAGCAGCCAGATCGCGCAGGAAAAAGCCAGCGCTGCCGTAAGCGAATATGTGGGAAAGCAGCGCCTTGCAGCTTTGACGACGCAGAATGTGTCAGAACAATTTAAGAAATTCACCAAACGAATTGCCGGCTTAGCAAAGCGCGTCTTTATTTTCACCATGATTACCAAAGCGCTGCGTACGATGCGCAAAATGCTGCTTAGCACAATCGGAGCAGACAAACAAATGTCAACATCTTTGGCGCAGATCAGGGGTAATCTGATTTCCGCTTTTGCACCGATCTACAACTATATTTTGCCGGCAGTTCGGACGCTTCTGGCGTGGCTTGCCAAATTGACTGCCGTTGTGTCCGTGTTTATAAATTCGCTGTTTGGCAAAACGGCGTCACAAGCGGATGCATCTGCAAAGGCGCTGTATAATCAGGCTTCCGCAACCGAGGCCGCAGGGGATGCGGCCGAGAAGGCAAAAAAACAGCTTTCGGGGCTGGATGAAATGAACCGCTGGGAATCGAACGATAGTTCCGGCGGTGGTGGAGGCGGTTCATCTGGCATAGCGCCGAAATTTGATTTGTCCGATCAGGTCGACACCGGAAAAATCGGCAAGATTGCAGCCGTTGTCCGCAAGCTATCACCGTATGTGGCGGCGGTGGCCGCTGGATTCGCTGCGTGGAAAATCGGAAAGAAGTTCCTGGGGAATTTGTCGAAGGCGAAGCAGCTGGCGCTTGCTGTTGCGGGGGCTGTCCTGATGGCCATCAACGTTGTCGATATGCTTAAAAACGGCATAAATTTTGACAATCTGACAGGGTACATCATCGGCGCTGCTGCGGCTGTCACTGGGCTTGGGCTGGCATTTGGCGTGCTTGGCGGAGCAATCACGGCAATCGTCGCGGGGCTTGTCCTTCTTGGCGTGGCAATTCGTGACGTGATTAAAAACGGCTTCAACAATAAGAACCTTACGGCTATTACCGTGGCGCTGCTAACTATTGGCGGTGCTATTGCTATCATCACAGGGGCGTGGATACCGCTGCTGATTGCCGCTATAGCTGCAGTGGTCGTGTGGATCGTCGCAAAATGGACGTCCATAAAGGACTGGATCAGTAAAACGATCAGCAGTATCGATGCGGCTTTCGAGCAACATCTTGCTAACGTGGAAGCAGGTGTCGCGGCGGCAGTGGATTGGGTCATCGAAAAATGGACGGCCGTAAAGGACTGGTTCAGGGGGCTGTGGGAAAAGGTCTCATCCGGCGCTGTGGCTGCGTGGGATGGAATCAAAAGCGCCTTCAAGTCTGTGCCGGAGTGGTTCCAGAGTAAATTCCGAGACGCATGGCAGAAGGTCAAAGACGTGTTTTCGACCGGCGGCCGTATCTGGTCAGGCATCAAGGAAGGCATCGAAAACACCTTCCGCACGGTCGTCAATGCTATTATTCGTGGCATGAACACGATCATTGCCGTGCCGTTTAACAAGATCAATTCCATGCTGAACACGATCCGAAACGCCAGTTTTCTCGGCATTTCCCCGTTCCAGAACTTGTGGGGCGTGAATCCACTGCCAGTTCCGCAGATCCCGATGCTGGCGCGCGGTGCGGTCATCCCGGCGAACCGGCAGTTCCTTGCCGTGCTGGGCGACCAGCGCAACGGCAACAACCTGGAAGCGCCGGAATCTCTGCTGCGCCAGATCGTGCGCGAAGAAGCCGGCGGTGCCGGCAGCCGATACGAATTTATTGCGCGTCTGGATCGCCGCACACTGTTTGATGAAGTAATCACCGAAGCAAAATTGCGGAAAGGGCAAACGGGCAAAAACCCGCTTGTAGCGGTGTAACACATGGCACAGGAATACATTAAAATTCGAAAAAGTCCGTCGGATGAATGGCTGATGCTTCCGCAGCCGGACTCCGGCGCGCTGTCGTATGACTTTGAAACGACCTACACGGAGGACAGCGGCCGCACCCAGACAGGCGCGGCCGTCGTAAGCCCACTGTTCACGGTGGAAGCGCTTGGGTATAGCCGGGCATCGATCAGCAAAACTATGCTGTCGCAGATCCTGAAGATCATCGCCAAAGGCCAGCAATTCCAGCTGCACTACTTTTCCGCCTACTATGGCGCGTGGTGTACGTCGTGGTTTTACGTCGGCAAGGGGCAGCTTGACATTGGCCGGCTGAACGAAAACAAGGAACTTTTTACGTCCGTGGAATTTAATATGGTCAGCGTCAATCCGCTGACGTGATTGGCGGTGACATGATATGCGAACAGTCGAAAGTCAAATCACAAGCGTCTACCCATCGCAGACGAACTTTGTGGTCGAAGCATCTTTTACATGGGATCACGGCATCACGTTTGAGAGGAACGGTGAAACTGTAACGCTGAAGGCTGGGCAGTATCTGCAGGTAGGCCGGCAGTCTTTCCGCCCAGGCGGCACGAAGATCTCGGCACAGACATCATCCGGCAGCTACCCCGTCGGGCTATCTGTGTGCAAATGCGCAACGATTGAAATGTACGACATCGGGTGGTCGACCCCAGACTACTGGTCGCTGTACGAGGGGGCCACAGCGCATCTGAAAGCGGCTATCACCATTGACGGCATTGAACGCATGGTGGACATGGGCCACTTCAAGGTCTACGAAGTGGAAACCGTGCACGAAGTCACAACGCTGACCTGTTACGACGCCATGAAGGCGGCGGACGTGCTGTGCCCGGCGGCGATGCAGGGCGAACACAGCTATCCGGAACTGTGGCAACTGGCGGCGCAACAGCTTGGCCTGACGGCCGGCACGCTGGATCTGCAGTATAACGCACTGGCGACCGTGGACACACAGCACACCATCCGGCAGGTGACCGAAGCGATTGCGCTGGCCTGCGGTGGCAATGCCATGGTGTCTGGAAACGCACTGCTTGTGCGCCCGATCACGTCTGCGGCAGATGTGACGCTTACGCAGTGGATCAACCCTGTAGAAGTGGCGAAAACGCCGGTAGAAGTTACAGGCGTTCGCGTAAAAAAGACGTTCGCCAGTGACGGGCAGGAGCACACGTATTTTTTTGGTGCCGGCGGCTATGTCATTGAACTGAACGACGACAACCTGTGGCTGGGTATCGAAGGACCGGTCGGGTCAGTCACGGTCGCTGCTGAAGCAGTCGCGGAGACGGTGTACGAGCAGCTGAAAAACAAGCCGATCTATAAGTTCTCCGGCGATCTTCCGGCCGACCCGCGGCTTGATATTTTCGACAAGGTGATTGTCAAGGACATTAGCGGCCGGGAATACCCGTCGATCATTACGGATTACACGTTCGTGTTTTCCGGAAAAACGTCGATTGGCAACAACGTGGAGTCCAGCAGCAGCTACAACACATCCGATAGCGGTCCTTCCGGATCGTCGCCTTCCGGTGGCGGTGGTGGCACGATCGACGTGGACAGCGCGCTATCTGACACATCCACAAATCCGGTGCAAAACAAAATCGTGACC